TGCTCTCTGTTACCACTTGGTGCGGTTGGCATGGGTTTGTTATATACAAGTTTAGCTGTGTTATATTGTTGGTTCGTTATCTCAAACTCAATATCATCGCCTACTTGTTTCTTAAATTCGCCTTTGGCAAGGAATTGGAAATTCTGACCATTTGCGAGATACACCTGATACTTATTAAAAGTACCTGATGCGTTTGTGTATGTACCTTTCGGTTCTATTTGTGTTATTTTACTCTGCATAATATAATTCTAATTGTTTTTCTAAAATTTCTAAATGAGCTTCTAATTCTTCTATTCTATTGCTCATACTTTCTATACGTGCCTTGTTATACTCCCTCATGCGTTCCACTATGTAAATTGTACCTTTTGATTTCCTCTTTTATAAACGCATCTTGCACATCGTACAAGTTAGACAGGGTTTGTGCTGACATCGTTAATTCGCTTTGATTAGCGAGTATATAATTTACAGCGTAGAGTATTGCATCTTGTTGCTGTGTATTTAGTTTGAAATTCATAATTAAGTTTTAATGTTGGTACAAATATATAAATTATTTTTAAATAAAAAAAAAGGGATGTAAAGCACACCCCCTTTCTCGATATGACATTAAAACGCTGCTCAAAGACTGAACACTACAAATGTACTATTTCATTTTCTTTTTGACAAGTGCTGTGTATTTAGTTATTAACGCTTCTAAATCATTGTTTGAGTATTTAGTAATCTGTATTGCTTTAGCGTGTAAATCCTCTGCTGTACCTTTTCCGTAGTCTTTATCTAACCTTACACCAAACTTAAACTGTTCGCCATATCTAAACACATTACACGCTGCACATTGCACTTGGCAGTTTGTCTCATCCCATCTCGTTCCGTAATGCTTCCTGCTTTGAAAGTGTCCGTTTTGTAATCGCTTGTAATGGTCTTTCTTACCACAGGTGTAGCACTCAGTAATGCCCTGAGCATTAGCGTTTCTAAGTCGTATGTACTGACTAAAGATATTATCTAAACGCTTTACAATGTTTTTACGTGATACCTTTTTAGGCATTACACCACAGCGTTATCTAAGATTTGTATGATGTGTCGTATCTCAGACTTCTCAAACTTACCCCTTATTTCAGAGTTGTAGGTTTTAAAAGTTAGATCGTACATATCTTTCTCAGTATCGCCTTTAGCCTCTTTTTTACCTAAGTAATCTATTTTTAAATCAAATTTCATAATTTGTATATATATGTGTTCCCAAAATTAAAAATTTTTTTTATTTTATAATATATATAATATATAATATATATACTAATATATAAAATATATATATAAATATATAATAATATATATAATAATATAATATATACTAATATATAATATATATACTACTTATTAATTTTTTTAAATTTTTCAAAACCTCTGCTACCAAAGTATGCTACGTAGATTGTAACCAACAGAGTTTTAAGTAACTCTATCCACGCTTCATCTATCTTAAAAGATATCTCTAAACTATCAAGAACAATGTATATCGTAGTTGCAAGGGTTAAATATATAAGCGTTATCGGTCTAACATTCTTACTTAACCAACTATCACTCTGCATATCACTATCCCAACGCTTACTGACTTCCTGAATCTCCATAGAATCAATTTCAAGTAGTTTTAACGCAGTTTCTTTATCCTGTGGGGTCAATGTATTATCTTTTGCTATAAGTCGCTTAAAGATGCCTAAAACACCATTATCGGGCAATACATCGCCCATGCCATCGCCAAGCGTTGAGCCTACTGATGTTAAGAACCTACCTACTTTTGTGTCTTTAAATTTCTTTTTACTCATACTTTCTAAACTGTAATTGTACCACAAATAGGTATATATTCAACTCTGAAAATTGATACATCTTTGTAGGTGGATAATAAGAAACACCTGCTATAAACGATGTTGGGAATAATAATATAACCGCATAACTACGCATAAGTCCATATTACATTTTTGGATTTATCAGGATCAATGTCTGCATGGATAAACGTATTACCAATACCTATGCGATTAAATCCTACATCTAAAAGACAATTCATAAGGTCAAATCTATCTACTGAATTATTGCACGCAATATCTACTGCCAAGCCTTTTATATGGCTACTATGTTCAGTTCCACCCACTTCTTTGTTGTGTGCTTCTGTGCGATAACCTGAATTGATAGTAATAGGTTTGTCAAACTTGTCTCTTACTTGGTCTAACATCTCTAATATCTTAGAATCCATTAATTGACCGCTACCCTGTACATCAGGGCTATCAAATTCGTAGTAGTTAAAGTATTTCATAATCTGTCTATAACTTGTTGTATTTCGTTTACATCAACATCTAATTTAAAACTTAAATCAGCAGACCATTGTTTAACAGGTTTATTGTTTTTATATATTACAATAACAGGTACGTACTGTATTTGACTTTTTAAATCTTTATTTTGTCTTTCTAACAATCCATATTTAACATTACAACCTATAAGACCATTTAAATCTATATCGTGGTGTTTATTCCAAGCTGTATTTATTTGCAATACTGTTATATTTGGTGTATTAACCTCCCCTAAAGATGTGGGGCTAAATAACAAAAACGCTAATACTATTAAAAATCTCATGTCTATCTCAATTCATACAACCTTTGCTCTATTGTTTCAAGCTTTTCAAAGTTCTTTTCTATTAATTCTCTATTGTTCATAATCTCACTACGTATAGCATTGTCTTTCAAGTCGTATTCTTGTCTTGATATAACAGGTTCAGGTAACATCATAGCTTCGTCTATCTGACCTTTTAAGCTAAAATAAAACGCTGTGACTGTGCTTATGCCCACAGCAAGAGATACAATAGTTTCTATTGACATACTAAATTTAGTATCTTTTGACAACTCTGACATTTCTTATCTATTAAGAATTAAACGACCAACCTGCAAAGGTATGTACACCATTACCCTCAACTGACACTTCTTTAGACTTCCAACCATAAGGCGATTCGTCTAATCCATTCCACAACACATCTACTGAATAACTATCAGATGCAACACCATCAGTTTCTATTTCTCCTTCCTCGTTAAAGGTAGGTTCTGTGATCCATAGAAAACCAAGTTTTACAATAGTATGCTGATGCGTAGGATATTCATTACCCTCATCATCTGTATCGTGTGGAAGTGCAGCTATTTTTTCTTCTGCTTGTTCCTGTGAGTCAAACTCATATTTCTTAAATAAATATCCCATTTTCTTAACTTGTTAAAGTTTGTAGTTCGCTATCGCTTAGTGCTGTTTTGAAAGTCATTAGTTGCTTTACTTTTCCATACCAAGGATTACCACCACCACCATACAAAAATTTAAGTTCCGACAAACCTGACATAGTTGTCGCTACAAAATTCCCGTTAATCGTTTTCTTAACTCCGTTGACATAAACAACATAATTAGACGATAAAGCACCATATTTTACTGCTATTTTTAAATTGTCAGTCAAGTCAAAATCTTCGAAATAAACTAAGTTTGAAGAACCTACGCCATTTTGATATACTCTCAAATTAGAACCAATTGAGCGATATTGTATATTAATGTGATTTGTGCCCGCAGAATTAGCTATTGATATATATCTATTTGAAACATCATTATCAATAAGAGCTTCAAGTTCAGCAAACAAAACACCCTCTGAATCGTTAAACTCTGCACTTGTTCCTGAACCATAACAAGAATCGGCTGAACGTGTTGTAGTTCCTGAACCATCCCAAGGTATATAAGAAGTTGGGTATAACCCTATTTCGTTTTGAGCACCCCAAAAAAATACACCACTTGAGCCATCTCCTGTGTAAGTTGATAGAGTTCCATTGACTAATCTAAAATTTACGTTTGTAGTAGATGATGCTGCTGCTGTTGCTTTTACCATACACCTATACCATCCATTCCCATAATCTTCAATATAAGCAGTTCCAAGTGATGTACTTTGTATAGTGCCATTTGAAAGGTCAAAGTTTGCATTTGCAGGAAAAGTGTTTGTATTACCACCTCTTATTTGTAAATTCCTTCCATTTGACTTTACAAAAACAGATACCACATAAGTAACTCCTGATGTAAAGCCAAAAGCTCTACCCATCTCGTGTTGAGTGTTTACTGTATTCTCTATAAGTTTATCGGCAGTAACAGCACCATCAGGAGAAACAGTTTGATTTGCAGAAACAGAACTATTGTATTTAGTCCAATAAGAATTACTAAACTCTTCTGTTCTCTCTAAATAATTTGTCCTACTCGGTTCTAAAAGTAAAGCAGGGCAATCCTGTACTACGCCATCAATTAAAGGGTAATCTAAACGAGGTACGTTTGTAGCAACACTTTCTATTAATCCGTCTTTGTTTACTCGTGTCGCAGTTGAACCTCTACTATGTGTAAAATCCCCATCGTCATTGGCAGGTAAAACCGAATATAGCTTACTCGCTTTAGTTCCTGATGGTATTAACGCAACACCTGCTTTATCGTATATGCTCATTAGTTTAAGATTAAAGTTTCTATATTTTCCATTATACTTTGGCTACCCTCAGCAGTTCCACTATCTGATAACACTCTGTTTGAATAATCCATAGCAATACCAATTATCTTATATTGGTTATCTTGTTTGTTTTCTACAACATCTAAATCAACTGCTTGACTTATACTAATATAACCTACTTTAGTTGAATCTGTTGTATTGTAGCTTATTTTAGCCGTGTTAGCTGATACACTACTATTGTTAGTAACTCGTGAATCACTATAATAAAGGTTTGAACCCCCCTCAGTTATATTTGCAGTGCTTAATGATACTGCACCTGTTTGTCCGTTTACGCTATCTACTGTGTTTACCTCAGCACCTGCTTCAATACCTGCTAACTTAGTAGATGAAGTACTATCAAAACTTATTTTAGCGTTGTTAGTTGTTATGTTATTAGCTTGTGTGGTCGTAATACCCACTTTAGCGTTGTTTGACGTGATATCACTCGCTTGTTGAGTGGTTATACCCACTTTGGCATTATTCGTTGTTATATCGCTCGCCTGTTGCGTAGTAATACCAACCTTTGCGGTGTTAGCGGTTATCTCATTGGCTTGTGTTGTTGTTATACCAACTTTAGCTGTATTTGCTGTAATCGCATCAGCTTGGGTAGTTGTGATACCTACCTTTGAATTGTTAGTAGTAATATCAGATGCCTGTTGTGTGGTAATTCCTACCTTAGCATTGTTTGTAACTATATCAGCAGCTTGTTGGGTTGTAATGCCAACCTTAGCATTGTTTGTGGTAATATCACTTGCTTGTTGTGTAGTGATGCCTACCTTAGCAGTGTTTGCAGTTACATTGGTATTAGATGATACCCTTGCTTCTGTGTAATATAAGTTAGACGTACCTTCTGCAATATCGTCTGAATCTAAAACAACCGCACCTGTTTGTGTGTTTACAGATGTAACTAAATCAGTAGGGTGTGTAAGACTTTCCCAACCCTCGTTTTTTCTTACATAAGAATCGCCATCATTAGGTGCTTCAGGAAAACTAACCTTTGATGTGTTGGTAGTTATGGCAGTAGCTTGACCTGTGGTTATTCCCACCTTAGCGTTGTTGGTGGTTATGTCTGTTGCTTGTTGCGATGTTATACCTGTCTTAGCGGTATTTGATGCTACTGTACTATTTGCCGAAACACGAGCATCTGTAAAGTATAAATTAGATGCCCCCTCGTTTAGTTGATCAGTAGATGTGGGATTAACCTCCGCACCACTTTCAATGCCTGATAGCTTAGATGATGCACTACTATTAAAGCTTACTTTTGCATTATTAGTAGCTACGTTTGATTCTATCGTGTCTAAGTTTACACCTTGTGTTACTGTAATATGCCCTACCTTATTTGCATCAGCAGTAGGATAAGTGTTTTTAAGTGTGTTAGCAGCTACGTTTGTATTTGCATTTACACGAGCTTCTGTATAATATAGGTTACTTGATCCCTCACTTATGTTATCCGTTCCTAAGACTACATCGCCTGTCTGTGTGTTTACACTTGTAACTGTGTCAAGTTCGGTGCTATCTACATAGTCCTTAACTGCTGCAACTGTGGGGATAGAAATATCATTATCATTGTTTGCAATTCCATCTGCTTCGTCAACAAACTTTGTGATCGTAATGTTTTCGCCTGTATCCTTCAAAGAACCAAAAGAAACAGTACCTGATGCCACTACACGTCCGTCTGTGGACACGCTAACCCCTGTACCATTACCTGAACCATCGGTAAGTTCAACCTCCCCACTAATAGCATTGTTATCAGTAGTTTTGATTAACCCCTCGTAGGTGTCTTTTATTCTTTTGTTTTGAAGATTTGCCATACCTTACGTTCGTTGTTTTGTAAGAATCTTTTTAGTTTAACTACGTTTCTTTCTTTCGGTTTATATTTTACAGTACCCATCCGTTAAATAAGCTATCTTTATCAGGATAAACATCACTATCTGAATTACTATTATACTCAGGAAAAGTTGAGCTATTAAAACTCATGTAATCAACAAACCTACGTGTGTAATACTCTGCTGTATTACGTGCCTTTTCTACTAAGTAATCTACTTCGTTTTTGCTTACACTTTCTGCGTTCTCTGATGTGTGTTTGAATACACCACCGTTCTTTATTTGATAAGCAGCGTAAGGTAAATAATTAACCTGCGCCCACCATATAAGCATTGGTTGTACATAATCATTAACAAGATTAAGATAATCGCCTGTAAGCGTACCTGCAACGATGTCTGCGCTAATCTTATTGTAAAGGTCTGTACCTAAATAGTTCTGAATCTCAATCTCCTGTGCGATCTTGATAAACTGAATAAACTTATCAGTATCAACATTACCATCAATGATACTGTTTTTAACTAAGTCTGTGCGTGATATAAATAGTGCTGTTGCCATTATCCTTTATAATTTGGGTGGTGTCCGTTGTTAGGCATATCCTTTGGGGCTTTCGCTGCATCCTTATACCCTCTTGGTGTTGGTGCGTACGATTTAGGTATCTTATTTACTTCATCGTAGTTTTGGATATTTTTTTTCATAGTCTTGGATTTAAGTCTATATAAAACTTCCTCCCATACATGACCACAAGAAACACCACCTTTGAATCTAAATAAATCGTATGCTTTACCTTTATGTCCAAAAGACTTATTAACACCTGCGTTACTTGCCTTGTCAATATCTTCTATGCGGTACACTACGTTTCTATTGCTTCTGCTCATCATAATACGACAAAACTGTCTTGACTTGCCTGATCCGTATTTTTGTGCGTATCTATATCTTACTTTATAAAGGGATTTGTCTAAGTAACTAAAACCACTTTTTTTAGAATCTATTGACTTTTTCTCTAACTGTTGTTCTTTGCTTTCAATGTGCTTAACAGCCCAATCCTCAATGTTTTCGTTTTCATCGTTTTGTTCCCTAACATCTACTGCCTCCCAACGATTCGACATTGTCTCGCCTCTTAGTTCGTCAAGTATTACATCAAAATCTTCATCAGATAAATCCTCTTTAGACATTTTTACACCTGTTTCCTCTTCTCTT